CTAAAGCAATATGATTGTGTTATTTCACCTGACTTTAGTATGTACATTGACTTTCCAAAGCCAATACGCATATATAACAAGTATAGAATGCATTGGTTAAGTGCTTATTGGCAAGAAAATGGAATTACTGTCATACCTGTTATTCGCCCTGGAGATTTTGAAGATTGGTCTTGGGGCTTTGATGGTTATCCAATGCATAGCATAGTTGCTGTGTCAAATATAGGATGTAATCAAAAGAAAGATGCTAAAGCATTTTGGCTAAAAGGTTATAATGAAATGCTTGAACGCTTAGAACCAAGTAAGATATTGTTCTATTCAAACAGTTACCCTGAAAATTTAGATGGAAATATACATTTCATCAAATATAACATAGATAAAAGTATAGGTAGGTGAGCGTATGATTAGTATTTCACAAATTTGGGGCAGAATAAAGGAGGTCTTTAAGAAAATGATAGGCAGAGAATCTATTCAAGGTGCATTAAATGTCACACCTGCAATTTCAACTGACATGATAAATGCTATTCAACTATGGGGCGATATGTATGAAAATCGTGCTCCGTGGCTTAAATCAGCAACAATGGATGACCCTTCTGTTGTTAGGTCGCTCGGTTTAGCACAGTTAATCGCAAGTGAAAAGGCAAGAACAGCACTTTTGGAGTTTGAGAGTGAAATCACAACTCCGATGGAAGAGAAAGAGATTGAACAAAAAGAAAATGCATTAGCACAAAACTCACTAAATTTAGCCGAAACTGATGAAAATGCAGAAAAGTTGAGCGAAAATCCAACAACTTTAGTGTCAGCACAGTTTCATCCTAAAATGACAGTTAAAGAACAAGTTCCGAAAGGGCCAACCGAAAGAGCGGAATTTCTTAATAAGCAATACACAAAAGTTAAGAAACAGTTGCGTAGACAACTTGAATATGGTATTGCTAAGGGCGGATTTGTTATAAAACCGTATGTTGTAATAAATTCTAACGGCTCTACAATCGAAAATAAGACGTTAAATTCAGATGAGAGTACAAATACTACTCTTAATAAACGTAGAGCAGATAAAATCAGAATGGAATTTGACTTTGTTCAAGCAGATGGTTTCTATCCGTTATCTTTCAATAGCGGTGGTGATTTGATTGAAGCCGCCTTTATTCAGCGTAAGATTGACAAAGATAAGATTTACAGCAGACTTGAACATCATACACTTGTCGATAACACAGTTTATATCGAGAACCTTGCATTTGTTACTAATGCAAATCAAGGAAAGGTATCTGATACAGACTTAGGCAAGCGTATTGAGTTAAATGTTGTTCCTGAATGGGCGAATATCGCTCCTAAAGCACAGATTGATAATGTAGATAGACTCATGTTTGCCTACTTTAAGATGCCCGAAGCAAATACTATTGATACTTATTCACCGCTTGGAGTTAGCGGATTCGATAAAGCAAAAGGACTTATCGAAGAAGCAGACAAGCAGTACAGCAGACTTCTTTGGGAGTTTGAGGGCGGTGAACTTGCTATTGACATTGACCGAGATGCATTAAGAGATACAGCAATGCGTGATGGCAATGGCAACATTGTAATCTCACAGCAGATGGGAACTTTACAACAGAGATTATATCGCCCTGTAGATTTAGGTGTAGAGGAAACTTACAATGTGTTTAGTCCTGCATTGCGTGATGTATCACTCATTAACGGATTGAATACAATTCTTATGCGTATCGAGGATGTAACAGGACTTTCAAGAGGTACTATTTCAGATGCGTCAAGTGCTGTAGAGAGAACCGCAACAGAGTTGAAGATTCTCAAACAGAGAAGTTATCAAACAAATGCAGACATTCAGAAAGCATTACAAGATGCACTTGATGATTTAATCTATGTAATGGATGTATATTGCGACTTATACGATATTACACCTTACGGAGAGTATGAAGTATCTTATGAGTGGGATGATTCAATTCTTGTAGATGTTGAAGCAGAACTTGGCAAGAGAATGACACTCATGCAGAATGGTATTGCAAGTAAACTTGAAGTAAGACAATGGTACTTCGGTGAAACAGAGAAGCAGGCAAGAGAAGCACTACTCAAAGTTCAGGAAGAGAATAGACTTGCTGTTGAAGAGAACATTGCTACACAGTTTGCAATCGGTGGCTTTAACAGTTTTCAGCAAAGTCCTGATAAGTTGAGAGAAGAGGATGAGTAATGTTAAGTGAAGATACACTTGATAAACTATTACAGCCATTCATAGATAGACAAGAGAAGTTGAATCAGTATGTCATCTCTACTATATCCAAAAGAATTTTAGAGATTGGCAAACTGACAACTTCTGATGTCTATAATTTGCAACGACTATTCAAAAGTGGTTCTGACATTAAACTCATAAATGCCGAGATTGCAAAGGTTACAAACTTGCAGATTAAGGAAGTAAAGTCTTTAATCAAAGAAGTTGCTGTAAATAACTATGTCTATGCAAAGCCGATGTATGATTACAGACACAAATCATTTGTGCCGTATAAGAAAAACAAAGACTTGCAAAGAGTTGTTGAATCAGTATCAAGACAGACAGCAGGAACTTTTAAGAATCTATCTCAATCAACAGCGTTTATGATGCGTGACCCAAAGAATAGACAGCACTTTATACCAACATCAATATCAGATACTTATCAAAGAGTTATTGATGAGGCAATACAAAAAGTACAAGCGGGTGTTATGGACTTTGACACAGCAATGAAGCAAACTGTTAAGGACTTAGGTAATAGTGGTTTGCGTTATGTGTCGTATGAAACAGAATCAGGTAGAATCTATACACAACGACTTGACACAGCAGTTAGACGAAATTTGAATGATGGTATAAAGGCAATCAATCAAGGCGTGCAAGATTTGATTGGTGAAGAAGTAGGTGCAGATGGTAAAGAGATTTCAGTTCATGTTAATTCAGCACCTGACCATGAACCTGTTCAAGGTAGACAGTTCACGAATGAAGAATATGACAAATTGCAAAGTGATTTGCCGTTTGAATCTTATAAGTCTAAGTGGCAAGATAGTGAACAGTTTGCATCTATTGAAAGAGCAATAGGAACATGGAACTGTAGACACTTCACATATTCAATCGTGCTTGAATTTAATCGTCCTCAATACACAGATAAGCAATTATCAGATATGATTGAGCAAAACAAGAAAGGCTACACTACACCAAATGGCATTCACTTGACAATGTATCAATGTACACAGATGCAAAGAAAATATGAACTTGCTGTGCGTAAAATGAAAGATGTAAAGTTAGCCGCACAAGAAGCAGGCAATACACAACTTGCTAATGAATACAATGCAAAGATAAAGGCAACTGTAAAAGAGTATGAGCAATTTAGTAAAGATTGTGGCTTAAAATCACATCGTAATAGAATGTAGGTGATTGATGTGGATATAAATATGCTATAAAATGACATTTTATGCTATTAAATTGTTTACAATCTGCCAAATATATGTTATGATGTTTAACGAATAAGATTGTTGCTTTTTGCGATGTTTTTATTCTTCCGAATCGAGTGTGGCAAGGGTTCATCCCTTGCTATGCTTGATTAAATTAGTCGAGCATAACGACCTTTAAACAAATGCACATTCTAACCGCTAAACTGCACAGCGGAAATACAAATTAGCAGATATAAAAGAGTGTAAAGGAGAATTGAAGATGGAAATTAAGGAACTTTTCGACAACGCAGAGAATGGCACTTTAACTTACGATGAGTTTGTTAAAGCGGCAGAGAAGGCAAAGTTTGTGGATTTGAGTGCAGGTGGATACATTAGTGTAGCAAAGCACGAAGATGAAATTGCCAAACTAAATTCACAGGTAAAGACTTTGAATGAAACCTTAGAAACCCGTGATACCGACCTGAAAGATTTACAGAGTAAACTCAAAGATGCGGGTGCAAATGCTGACAAGTTAGAAACTTTATCTAACGATTTGAACGCTCTACAATCGAAATATGAAGCAGATACAAAAGCGTATCAAGAACAGTTAAGCAAGCAAGCGTATGAGTTTGCTGTGAGCGAATTTGCAAACGGCTATAACTTCACAAGTAAGGCGGCTAAGAAAGATTTTATCAGAGAAATGATAAACGCAAATTTGTCACTTGATGAAAAGGGTATTGTTGGTGGTAAAGACTTTTATGAGAGGTATGCAGAGGATAATTCAGATGCATTTGTCACAGAAGTTAAACCTCAAGAGCCATCCAAACCTATTCCGCAATTAACTACCTCAACAACTGAGGGAGTTAAGAGTAACCATAAACATTCTTTGTCAGAATTGATGATGGCAAAGAACTCAAACCCTAACACACAGATTAGTTTTGATTAAGGAGGAACTGTAAAATGGCATTATTTGATGCAAAACTTTTCAATGCTGAGGTATTTGAAAAGTACATGGAGAGAATCCCCAATGTTAAGTTGAATGAACTTATCAAGTCAAGAGCAATTCGTCAGCGTCCTGACCTCGTAACTACGATGTCTGACCAGGTAGGTGGTAACTATGTAACCACTCCGTTGACGGGACTTATCGGTGGTGCACCGCTTAACTATGATGGTAACACCGACATTACTGCTGATAGCACTAAGACATTCTCTCATTCAAGAGTTGTTGTAGGTCGTGCAAAGGCATGGACAGAGAAGGACTTCTCTTATGACATCACCGGTGGTGTTGATTTCATGGAGAATGTAGCACAGCAGGTTGCAGAGTATTGGGATGAGATTGACCAGAATACTCTTGTATCTATTCTCAAGGGTGTATTCTCTATGAGTGATGCAAAGGGACAGGAATTTATCGCTTCTCATACTTATGATGTTACTGCAAAGACTAACACCGAGGGTGTTGTAGGTAACATGGATGGTACTACACTCAATACTGCAATGCAGAGAGCGTGTGGTGACCACAAGAGTCGTTTCTCACTTGCAATCATGCACTCTATGGTAGCAACCAATCTTGAGAATCTCAAGTTACTTGTTTACCTCAAGTACAATGATGCAGAAGGATTACAGCGTGACCTTACAATCGGTACTCTGAATGGCAGACTTGTTCTTGTAGATGATAGTATGCCTACCGCAGAGGATGAGTCTACTGCAACCTACGAAAAGACTTCTGATGAAGCAGTTGTAGAGGGCAAGACTTACTACACAAGAAGTGGTTCTTCGGGCAACTACACTTACACTAAGGTAGACAATCCTTCTACTTCTTCTATCGGTTCTTACTATGAGAAGGTAGCCGCAGGTGATACCATTTATACGACTTTCGTATTTGGTGATGGTGCTATTGAGTTCACGAACTGTGGAGCAAAGGTACCTTACGCAATGGCAAGAGATGAAAAGACCAATGGCGGTCAGGACACTCTGTACACTCGTCAGAGAAAGTGCTTCGCACCTTATGGTATCTCATTTACGAAGTCTGTAATGGTAAGTAACTCCCCTACGGATGCAGAACTTGAGAACGGTGCTAACTGGGAACTTGTAAACACTAACGATGGTGTAAACAAGGAGTACATCAGCCTCAAGGCAATTCCTATTGCAAGAATCATCTCTAAGGGCTAATACTTAAATTATTAAAAGGTGGTGGATTCAATGTATCTTACTTATGCAGAGTATCAAAATATGGGTGGAACATTAGAAGAAGCCACCTTTGATGATTTAGCATACGAAGCACAGACATACATTGATTGGGTTACATTCCGTAGATTACAGGAAGAGGGAAGTAATATTCCCGATGCTGTAAAACAATGTATGTATCACATCATTAAATTGATTGCAAATAAGTTAGCCGCTTTACAGGCAAATCCAAACGGCTTAGAGTCGCACAATGAAGAAGGTGCAGGCATTAAAAGTCAAGATAATGATGGTGTATCAGTAACATATAATACGCTTTCAGCAAAAAATGTTATTGATACTATGAAGAAAGAGATTGATGATACAATCAATCGTTACTTATACGGCATTCGTAATAATTTAGGAAAGAATCTTCTTTACAGAGGATTATACCCTGGGGAGTGATATTATGAGTTATCCTGTTTGGTGGGAAACAACACTAACAATTTATAACCGATATGAGGACCCGATTACGAATGTAATCACTTGGTATAGAACTGTTGTTGATGGTGCATTTTGGAAGTATGTGGGCGATAGAGTAACAATCAATGATACTGTATTAGACACAAAGAACATTATTGCACGAATAAGAAAAGATGACAGATTTCTACCTTACCATGAATGGGTAAGCAAGCCTAACGATGAGATGTCAAATTACTTCACATTGCATGAAGGTGACATCATAGTTAAAGATGAAGTTGATGACACAATCAACGAATATCAATCAGGTAATCGTTCAAGTGATTTACTTGCCAAGTATAAGAAGTTGCAAGGGTGTATGAGTGTAGAAACATTAGCAATCAATGTAGGAGCAGGCAGATGTAATGAGCATTATCTTGTAAAGGGTATTTAGTTATGAGCGGAATTCAAATTGACTTTGACATACAGATAGATGAAATCGTCAATCAAGTAAACTCTATAATTGACGATACTTATGTTAGAGTTGCTGTTCATAGATTATTGGCAGAAATGACAGAGAAGTATTTACCCTATGATACAGGTGTATTAAACAATAGTGTTCGCTACACACAAGATGCGGTTATATACGAAGGGATACCTTATGCACATTATGTGTATGAGGGTATTGTATATGGTCCAAACTACAAATACATTGATAAAGATGGTAATGAGCGTTGGTACTCTATACCAGGTATGACAAAGCAACCAAAAGAACCTACACAGCTTATGAAATTTAAAAAGTCAACACATCCAGACGCAACAGGTCATTGT